CTTTGATAGGCTTCGACCCAGTTTTCGCTCACGCCGTTTACCCGCAAGTATACCAGATTTTGATTGTTAACGACACACTTGACCCGAACTAGATCACTGGTATGGGTGACTAAATCACTAGCAGTCTGCCCAGCAGGCGAAGTAAAGATCCCCCACTCTTTCCCACTCTGATCATTAAAGGATATGAAGCCTTTATGCTCTGCCTCATCAGTTGGTGTCTGTTTTAACTGTGTTTCCATCCATGTTTTAACACCATTGGGATTACCCTTTTCTTGAAAAACGAGGGAAATGTTCAGGAAATTATCGACGAAAGTCGCTTCCCAGTAAATCGCTGGGCCAGTTATCCCGCTCGTCGGAAATGTATAACGGTTAGTGCCATCTGCATAAGGCTCCCGTGTTAATGGTTCATCCAACAAAGCGTAACCAGCGCCTTTTGGATCATTATCCTCAGCAAATGAAAAGATAATATCTGTGGCAGCTTGATATTGTATCGTTACCTCGGCGAGCCCTGGGGGCAAAGGCGGCCATTTACTTAGGATAGGTTGAACAGTTCCATCTAAAACCGTTACTTTTAACTTAGCTGGATAGGATTCCTCTATCTTTACATCAGCCGCTCGAAAGTAATTTTTGAAAAATGCCTTGGCCTCGTAAATGCTACCTGTCCCAAATTGAGTAGCCGCAGCAACATATATAGCCGAGCGAAGTTGATCATCACTCAGACCACTATAATTGATGCCATAAAACTTAGCCCACTGCTGAAGTTGGACGCCCTCAGCTCGATCAATATCGCGGTCCATTAAAAGGGAAAATAACTGTCCCTCGACCGATCCGAAAGCTGGCTGTATATGCGCCTTGACCCAATCCTTGAACCTTTCACTTTCCTGATACTGAAATAGAAAGTGGCTATCTACATCATGCGTATCAACCACTAATTCTTTAGGCATAGCTTACCTCATGGAACAACGGTGATGATGATGTTAAGCGGATCAATCGTACAGCGTTCAGTTGCAGCAGGCGTGATAACAGCATTTTCCTGCGGAGAACCACCAGTCGATAATTTTTTGGAAAGAATCGTCAGAGATGTTAGTCCAGGAACCGTATTCACTGGCCCATAAAGCGTATGAGTGTAAAAGACTTCACCAATTCCAAGAGCGTTAATAGTGTTCTGCACCTGAGTCTTGATAAGGCTATCACCATTGACCGGGTAAGCTGCGCTCTTTTTTATCTTAACCTCGACATAGAGAGCTAAGCCAGTCACGCTGCTAAATTGAAGGGTAGCAGGCTGTCCATTAACATCAATATATGAACCAGTCCTAAGAGCAGGACCAGTAGCAGTCGAGACTATCTGTATTCCTGGGGGATGCAGATCATATATTTTCTGAGCAATCTCATTATTTAAACCACCCTCGACATAAACCTCGTATGAGTGAGCGGGACGCCCATTGACGGCTGAACCCGTAGGATTTTCAATGATACCCACATAGGTAACGCCTTCAAGCTTCTTAAGTTCCTCGATAATGCCAGAGATGGTTGAAGCGCCTGACTTGGTTAAGTCACCCATGAGCCGTAAACGATATTCGGCATCGGTTTCTCTAGCAGTCGCAGGAGTTCCTGGGCTTAGGTTAATGACTACAGGAACATCCTGAATGACACTCAAAAGATCGGTTACTGTATGTGGAGGAAAGCTCGATGCGCCAACTTCTCGCCCCTCTGAAACAACGTAAGGGTCGATGCTGTTATACCAAGTGCTGTCGATATCCGATGTACCAAGCTTAAACTTCGAGTCGAAGCTGATATCGGTCCTTGTTTCAAACGAATATTCATTGGAAGGAACTTTTGTTGAGATGGTTTTAATCCAAATACCACCTGCTGAAGATGCAACACCAATGACTTCGATATCGCCAGCAGATGTAAAGGTTCGCTCTGAGTCCACGTTTTTATAAAGACATGTCTTGAGACTATCAAAGTCGGGATAACGAGGTGGAGCACCACCGCCACCTGATCCACCCCAGTTACAGGTAATCAGAGTACCAGCAATAGCTGTAACAGTTAGATTAACTGCGTTAAACCAAGTTGCAGTATTCTCTGTTGTGTTCACGACCACAAGACGGAGGATATCACCATTGGCGAACCCAGTGGCTACGTTTGTCGTGATCTTAATAACGGGTGGATTGACGGTAAAATCGGTTTCGATTGCATTAACCTTGTACGGCTTATGCGAATATTCATAGATCGCTGTCTTTATTTCCAGCTCAGACGATCCTGGCGAGATGCCGAATGTTCGCCCATAGACACCATTCGTAATGAGCTGGACGTTTATATATCCACCGTCTGGGATCTCATCAATATATAGCAAAGATCTATTTGCTAAGATCGTCCTTGCCTCCAAGGTTGCTAGCTCGAAGCCAGCCTGTGTGGCAATTGACGTTCCAGCTGGAATAGCCTTTCCAATAACACCCCCAAAGTAAACATTCACAGAGCCGCGATAACCTGGATTGCGAACGGTATTGGTTATGCTTCCGATATTATCCAGGCTCACTCCGTAGGCAGTAAGCGGATATTGACTATCGTAGACTGCTTGAAGTCCTAGCCAGAGGCTTTCCAGCTCAAAGGCGATAACATCTATAAATTGACCGACACGGCTAGAGGGTGTTGTATCAATATTCTGACCGAACCTTGCCTTGATCGCATTTGATATTGCTACCCTGATTTCTTCCACTGTCGCAGGAACAAAACCAGCAGCGGTTAGTCCAGCCATTAAACACCCCCTAATGATACTTCGACGATATCAGAAATTGCTTGTCCACCGTCTACTGTTACTACAAATGATACTGTTAATGTCCTATCCGAGCTACGTTGAAAGCTCAAATCATCAACCGTCTGGACCCCCGCTGTTTGTTCAAGTATCTGCCTAAAGATCGTATTGAGTTCCTCGTCCGATGGTTTACTATCGCCAAGAATACGCTGATAGTAAGGCGTTCCCCATACAGGGGAAAGCTTATCATCAAGGAACCATTCGCCGAGCCATGTTCGGAAGTAACCGGCAATTCTGCTTTTGACAGTTTCGCCAAAATTATAGTCAGAGGTAAAAACTAGGTCGCCAGCTTTAAACACAATATCGTTTGAGCCATCAACATAGATATCAGCCATTACTTAATCTCCAATTTCATTTGAGTTAGAGCCTGAATGATAGCTGATATATCTTGGGCCAAAGGCGCTAATACCGGACCAGCTGATACTGGACCGCCTGCTGAGGGCGCAAGCAAAGTGCCTTCAAATAATCCAGATTTAAGCAAGTTTGCTAGATTCAAGACTAGATCTATTAGATCAGGGTTCATTGGCTTCGTACCAACAATTTTGGGAGCGGTTGGATCTCCAATGAAAATCTTTTTGCCAGCAATAATAGTTCCAGTTTTTTGGAGTCTCAGCGCTGGGCTTGATTTCCTTTTAGTGGTTGGGAAAACACATGGAATGGCTATCGCATCATTGAAATCAAACTTTCGGCCTGAGTTCGGCGTATCGGAACTTCCGCCACCTGTCCATTTATCAAGACTACGTTCACTAAAGACGAGCAGAACTTGATCGCCTGAGCTGACTTCCCAGGTGAAGCCTCCCTTCTGACCGGATGGAAAAACAACAGGAACTCCCGTTATTGCGGGATATTCCAAAGTGGTTCCAGAGCGAAGCTTACGCTTCATGTCTATCTGAACCTCACAGGTTCCAGTTGAGGCATCATAATTTTTGACTGTTCCAGGAAGTGCGGTATGGACATTTGCTATATTGTAGTCAAACGTGGCTTGAAGCACATCAACTAGATTGGTTTTTGTACTCATAGAATAAATGCCTTTACTTTCGTCGTCCATCTACCGCTATGGCTGTTCCCAGAGTGCTCGATATACTCTATACGGTAAAGCTTATTTTGCGAGATATCGGCGCTCTCCAGCTTAAGGGCTCCACCGATAGTCATCGCTGGGTTCAGGACAGTTTCGATATCCACACCGTTTCTGGGTTTCTTATCGTCACCGATTTCTACAACATTTTTGGCATATCCTATCATACCAGTTTCAGCACTGACGACTACAGGTGACTGGCTGTTATAACCCTTTTTTGGGATGATTCGCAGGACGGCGTTGTCGATGGTATAGAAAGCCTCGGCATCTTTGCAGTAGTCATCCAGCAGAAGCCACATATCTTTCTGTTGATTCAAGGCATAATCGTAAATTACCGTTGGTTTCCCAACCGCAATAGGCTGGGCAAGAGTTAAACCTGGGCATTCAGATATCATCTGGGAAGTTATTTTTCTCAGGACGTTGAGAATGTTTTGCTTCTTAGGAGTCTTCAGAGAAATGATATCATTCTTAGGATTTTTAGTTCCTATCCTGCCATTGAGCGTTATAGTCACAGAGCTATCTGCGCCTGATCTCTCGTAGGAACTATGATCAATACCGCCAGCAAAAACAATCCCTTTATCTGCTCCATAACCCGCTTCGAGCATGATCTGACCGCCCTTTTGAATGCTATTCACGGTATTTTTGGACGGGTTCATGATCTTTAAGCTACATGAATTAGGTTCCTTGGTAGCTGTCTTTTCAATCTTAAACTCGATAGCGATACCAATCTCACCGTCTGTCTGTTCCCAAACAATCGGTGCTCCAGTTGATGGAGTGAGAGTTAATTTATAGGTTCGGTTATAGTACATCGGCTATGCTCAGATAAAATGGTCCAACCGAATCGCCAAAAGTTAAATAGTCTGGATCTCTATTTTCATTCTTTACATCAAAAATGTATATGTCGCCTAGCTGCATAAAGTTAGGGATCATGAACCTATATTTTAATCCTGGAACCCCTAGCAGACAAGGCAGTCCGGCTAGAATAATTTGCTCATCAGACCCAATTATATCCACATGCCAAACATCAATTCGCTTATTCCACCTGAACCGCAAAGAATAGTTTTCACCATCAGGCGAGAAAGGGACTGTGTAATAAGGTGACTCGTTAATTGGGATAACGATTGATGCTAAGCTCATTTTCTAACCCTTTCCAAGTAAGACTTTTGCGAAGCGTAACCCGATTGGACAGATGAGCTATTGTTAGCAGCCGCAGTACCAGACTTTTCATTTATCACTGGCCCTGATGGACTTTTAGCATCGGCGCTAGGCTTAATCTGACCAATGAAAGGAAGGCTAAACCCGCCACTGCTCTTAAGCTTAACCATCCTTACTTCACGAAGACTCATACTGATCGAGATAGCTCCGCCAGTTTCCTTGTTTCGAGTATGGCTAAAACTTTCGATGACAAAGGGAACAGGATTCGTCCCAGACTTTGTTTGTTTATAATAACCCTGCCTTTTGAATTTGGTTCTGACCAGAAGTGGTTGCCCTGTTTCAGCCCATTTAGTCAAAAGGTCATAGGTCTTCTGAGTTTTGCTCTCAAGCCCTGCCATCTGCCCCAAAGCTGTCCCGCCTAAGCCGCCAAGCGAAAGCGTCTCGACATAGGATAGGGAAGCATCGGAAACAATTCCCGATACGTTTAGAGTAAAAGCTAATTGTTGAGCATGTTCTGCAAACTCGCCACCACCTTCGATTGGATAGTTAGTGACTGATATCGCTCGCTGCTCAGACTCTTGAACCAGGGCATCCATAGCGAACACAGGCCCCTTTTCCTCTTCGAGAGAACCCTTGGTAGAGCTGTATTTTAGAGGGGTGAGGGTAAAGCTTGCCTTGGTAAAAATATCTTTAATGACTGCGCCTACGCCACCGGCTACGATATTGGTAATTGATGAAGGTTTCATGCTTTACTCCAATGGCTTCATCGCTGAGGCAGCGGTATTTAGTTGTCTGACTAAGTCATCTCCATTCGTAACACTATGGACCTGGATATTCTGGTTGATAGTCGTCGATGCCCCAGAAACTGGAGAAACGTAATTCTGGTAATCTGGGACGCCTCTGGCTTTGGCATATTCGGGCCAGCTCATCGACATGGGTCCACCTGAAAGACTAGAGTAAACATACTCAGCCGAGGCTCCAATCGTCTTTAGCTTGTTACCCAGGACGGCGTTATAAGTTCCTTCAATGATACCGGCTCCAACAGCATAACCAAGTTTCAATCCCAGCTCGCCAAACAGAGTCGATGTTTTAGGGTCAGATACCCAGGAAAGAACGATTTCCGTGATCTTATTCAGTGAAAAGCGGATCATTTCAGCGAATCTATCGAATAAGGTTCCGCCTCGCTCAAGCCCGAATAAGCCAGTCAAAGCATTTGGCTTGCCTTGCATGAATAGAATGAACTCTTCGATCCAAGCGGCAGCAACTCCGATATTGTATCCAATATCATCAGCAAACTTCTTGAACTCATCGGTGGCGATGAACTGCCTCATGCTCGCCGTTATGCCCTCAATGAAGGGCCTCAATTCCCTAATGATCGGAGCGCCCAGGGCTTCCTTAAGATCGTCCCAGGCTTTCGATAACTGTGTAACTTGCCCCGAATAGGTATTAAGAGCTGCTGCCGAAGCTCCACCGAAAGTCTTATTGACATATTCAATTGCTGCTCCAGCCTTAAGCTCTGATTCGCTGAAGTTCTTAAGATCGGGCAAGATCCTTTGGAGGGCTCCAGCATTCCCAGAGAGCGACTTATTGAGAGCAAGGACGCTATCGCTGAGGGTAGCACCCTTACTCGTCGCTAGATCGGCGGCTGTCTGGAAATACTTCTCTATCTCATTGGTCGTCCATCCGAGACGGATCGCCAATGTTTCGGCGGCCATGATCTCGTCATCGGTAAAGGTCGTGGTTCTGACAAGCGAGTCAGTTAGACCATCCAGAGCTTCTTTGGTAGTGGTTACCTCCAGGCCAGCGTTACGAATCGCAGCCTCAAGAGCAATGATGCTTTGCTCTCCCTGGGCGGCCTCGGCGACGACATCCCTGGCGAAAGCAATTCCTAGCTGTGTTAACTCCCTAGTCAGGAATGAAACGGCATTGGCAGCAAGAGTTCCTGCAAAGGAAGCAAAGGAAAGCAAAGCAGCCGAAACCTGCCCAGTTTGCTTATCTGCTTTCTCGGCCTTGTCGCCTACCTTATCAAATGAGTCGGCAATCTTTTCCAGCATGGCGCGAGCCTGCTGGCCGCCCTCGATGTTTATGGTAAAAACTAGGTTCTCAAGGTCTTTTGCCACGCGCCGCCTCCGCTTCCATTCGATCAATCTCTGCCATATGGTCCTGCATATCTAAAATTTCATGCATATCCAGAAGATCGTCTACGCTCATTTGATACAGTTCGGTAAAACGACAAAGGCCAGCTATCACTGGCCTCCACAAAAACAAGTCAACTTTGCTTTCGGTTATATTGTACTTACTCGCACCATTTACTGACC